GTCAGCGAAGACAAGACAGGTTGTGCTGTGAGAGTGGCAACACCCGTAACTGCCAATGTTCCAGACAACGAAGCATTGGCACCAGACAGCGTACCAGTCAACGTAGGTGATGCAGACAACACCATGTTGCCTGTACCAGTAACAGCGTTGCTCAGTGTCACGCCACCATAGGTTAATGCAGCAGACAAGGTGGTAGCACTTGTTACGGCCAGTGTTCCAGCAATAGAAGCATTACCCGCCAGATACAGATCTTTGAACTTCAGCGAAGAGCTACCAATGTCAACTGTGTTGGTTGTTTTGGGGGTCAGCGATGAAGCGCTGGCAACAACATCCTGTGTCGGACCCAACACCAAAATGGGAGCGCCCTCACCAGTAGTGCCGTCATGGTTGTGACCTGTACTGGCGTTGAAGGCTGCTTGAATACCATCAAATTCGTTGTCGAGGTCAGCGGCGGCGATTACATTTCCGTCAGAAATGTTATTGCTCGTATCAACTCTTACATATCCTGCCATATAAAATTCTCCATTAACTTATTAGACTTGCTCAAATTCTCGTAAAACGGAAGCACCTGAAGATTCCACGGAACATGCAAACCACTAACGTTCTCACCATTCAACGGGATAATGTGATCAACGTGATGCACTATTCCCGTTTTCTTTTCCATATCTTTAGCTTCGGTGTAAAACTTTCTGATGGAAGACAACATTGATTTGTCCAGCCAAGCAGGAGTTGCCAACTTCTTAGCAGCTCTACGTTTTGCAGTGTCGCTATTTACTCTGTCAGGGTGAGCCTTTTTAAAATCTCGTATACGCTTCGATACCTTGTCCTTGTTCTTGCTTCGGTACTCTTTGTCGTTTTCTCTGCGGCATTCAATACATATATTTCCCACCGAATACTTCTCAGCGATATGACCACGACCACAAGGTACACCATCAAAATACTTGACAAGTCCTTCGTTTGCTTTCTTTGTCTTTTCTCTATAATTTTCAGCGTGAACTTTAGCACACTCTGAACACTGTCTATACTTGACGTGCCGAGCAGCTACATGACCACGACCACAAGGCTTCCCAGTAAAGTAGTGGCTAAGATTCTGTTCTTTAGCTTGAGACAACGAGATCAACTCAGTGAACAAAGAATTTCCCATACGTGTAGTTATAACCGAAACATCAAAGCTGTAAAGCTTTAACGTCTGTCATGTGTTGCATATTCCAAAGTTGCTGCGTCCAAACTGAACGGAGGGTTTTGACCATCCGACACAAACTGCAGCGACACGCTAAAGGCCGACCCAATCACTTGAGTCTCAAACTGCTTTACCAACTTACTTCCAAACACTGTAGTGCCATACCGAGCACCAGAGCTACCATAGAAACCTACAGTGCCTGCTTCGTTAGACAACTCAATAGTGTCAGGCTGAATGCTGCCTTGTGTGTCAAAGTCTAGCTTCAGGTTGACAGAGGTGGTGACACCCCCTTGAGGGTCTGTGTAGAGGAATAATTTGTAAAACGTTTTACGAATACGTGGATCATTAATGGAAACAAAAGGTGTAGCAAATGAAGCAATGATGTTTGTTCCGTCAAAGCTGTTACCACTTTCCATCTCATAGATGTAGCCATCGTCGTGAGCAAACACCAATGTCTCTGTTTGGTTTTCGTAGTCACCATCAGCAGCATAGGCTTTGATACCTAATGTCTCAGCCCACGCCATAGTGCTGGTGTTGTCACCAACCATCTGCGTACCTAAGACACCTTTGGAGTTTGCTGTAGAAGTACCAGTGGCGTTGTAACCAAAGATGCGGTATTGTGACTTCTGCTTAATAACACAACTGGCAAAGCTGCTGCTAGAAGCAATTAGACTGGTCATCTCATTCTGAATAGGCTTAGACACCACACCCAAGTTGAAGTCACCAACACGGTCTGTAGCGCTAAACAAACGCAAACCTTCAGGACCAAGGAAGATGACATCACCACCAATTTCCTGAATAGTGTCAGGAGCAACACAGCCAACATTCTTTGTCACGGGCTGCAACACAAAATCTTGTAAAGTATTTCCGACAAGTTGTTGAATAGTTTTGTCTGTGAAGATGATGAGAGCTTCACGGAAGGGAATCATGCCTGTGATGACACCACCAATGTTGATGACACCAGAGCCGTTAGCAGCGCTAAAGTCTGAGTCAGTGTAAGGTGCTGTAAATGTTAAGATTTCACCTTTAGCGAAGAACATTTGATTCTTGTGATAGGCAATGAAGCTTGCACCAACCACATCAGACGGAGCACCTGTCATCTCTGCAAAGGTTGTGCCGTTCCAAGTGAAGGGTGTGTTAGTGCCATCAACACCAGCAACCTTGTCTACACCAGCAACTCTATACTTAGCAACACGCAGCTTACCACCACCGCTTCTGTCACACGACAGCATGGTGATGGCTGCATTGTCTGCAGGGCTAGACGCAAGCGCAGGATAGATGGACAACCCAGCGGCACCAGACGTTACAGTTGGTACAGCCAACACTGTATACACATTCTCAACACCAGCGATGGAGAAGGTATCACCAATCTGTGGCAAGCCTGTCAAACCATCAACGTTCAATGTAGTGCCTGTTTGAGAACCACCATTGACCAACACTGTGCCATACAAAGGCTTAGACACTTTAGTGTGTGTTGTACCAGTGGTAGTGTAGATGTCAGAGTTACGATAGGACAACACTGTCTCGTTCCAAGCGACAACACCTTTGATAGTACCTGTATGACTTGTGAAGGTGACAGCAGCTTTATCGGCTGGGCTAGAAGCCAGCGATGTTGTCAAAGTCAGTGTTGCTTGTTTGTATGTGCTGTTAAACGACACACCTGCTGTAGCGACAGTGTAGGTACCAGTGACACCAGCAATGGTGAAGGTGGAGCCTTCAACGGGTGCAGTGTAGATGTTGGCAAGCACCAGAGTTGTACCAGTCTGTCCAGATCCCTGCACCTTTGGTTCACCGTAAGCAGGCACGAACGAGCTAGAATACTTGTCATAGCCTTCGATGCGTTTGTAGCCACCGTCAGTGGATGGCTCAAAGTTCTTCAGCAGACGAGCGCTACCGGGAGCCTGTGTACCCTGTTGTAGCGGAGACAGGTTGGAGATGAGTCCACCACGGAACTCAAACGGATATGTCTGGAGTCCATCAGCCATCAGCGCACCCGATCACCAAAAGCACTACTACCGCTACCAGATTGGATGATGGCAGTAGAGCGCATGTAAACAAAGCGATTGACCAAGATGGTACGCATACGCTTCAAGCCTTCTTCAAACTTACCCTTAGCAATGTTGGCAGCTTGTTCGTTGCTACGGAACATATAAGCATGATACATGGCACCGTCAATGATCACATGACGGAATCGTTCTGGAATGGATGGTACGTCTGTAGCGCTCTCAAGATCTACAGGAACTCGGTAGTATTCGTAGACAACTTCATAGGCTTGATCAGGTGGTGGTGTCACGCCCCATTCCAAGCTTGGTGCCTGAAACACTGCATCAGGAATCTGACGCTTAGAAGTGTTATCACCATACTCTTGGTCAACAGCAGTGGTTAGATAGTCGTCATAGTCAACGACACTAAGCTTCACTGTTGCATTACCGAATGTGGTGCTCTCCTTGATACGGAAGGTATCGAAGTCAATCGACCCAGCATCATTAGGGAAACCATAACGGGTTGTTCCTGCTGTCAGTGTGTCTTCAGCAAGTACGTGGTTGAAAGGCCACTCATAGTGTGTCTGGTTGATGTCACGAATGGAAGAGTTGACACTATCTTTAATCTGCGAGTAGAAACCTTTAGCTGTGGTAAAGTTGCCAGAGGTCAGTTCCACTTCGTTGAGTCGACGATTGACTTCGTTGACAAGTCCGATGTAGTCGTATGCCATATCATTGTTCCTTAATCTTCAAACGAATCACTCGTTCAGCAATACTGCCTGCACTGTCTGTCATACGGCATGTGAATTTGTAATCATAGTTGGCTGTACCAAGACCAAGGTTGATGGTGGCTACATCACCGCTAATGGTCTGTGCTACGTTCTGAATACCATTAACTGTATTACCAGCAGTGAGTGCAGTTTTGACACCACTAGCGTCATCAACAAACCAAGCGATGGAGGTAATAGTGGCAGTGCCTAAGAACCGCGACCAGTCTACACTGTAATCTAGCAATTCATCCTTATCCTTTGGAGGCCATTTAAACGACATATCTTTCCTCTTATATTACTTAAGCTACCAATACTGCTCTATCAGACGAGCTAGTCTTTCGATACGTGTACACTTTTCTGTCTTCTGTCGACACGTTATAGGTTCGTGCAGGTGGTGTAGACCTAGCTTCAACGTAAACAATACGGGGCTGAGCAGCAACATCTATTGTTCTTTCTTTGCTGGTTGTCTTACGCTCAACAAGCACTGCCCTAGTTCTAGCATACAAAGAAGCAACAGCGGCGTAATCAAACACAACCACCGTAACTGTCACATTTCCTACAACTGCTGTAGCGCTGACACCATCAAAGGTCGGTCTGGCATTCTCAGCAATGGCGACATTACCAATGACACCTGTAGCGTATACACCGCTGACAACTGTAAGAGATGATGCTTTAGCAATAACATCTCCGAGTGTAACACTAATTGCGTCTGTAACAACAGCAGTGTTAGAGTCTGCAACAATTGTTAGATCGCCTACAGCGCCTGTAGCAGCAATACCATCTACAGGAATGCGGTTGATAGAGCGAACATCAGGAGCACCAACAGCACCAACAGTTTCAGAGCCTGTGACAAGTGTTGTAGCATCGGCAACAACTGTTATTGTACCTACAACACCTGTAGTAGCAACACCAACCAGTGGAGTGTTGGCTTTAGCGACAACAACCAAACTACCAACAGCACCCGTAGCAGCTACACCTGTAGCGTCTGTGGTGCAACCAAGCGACAAAGCTACAGTGCCTATATCGCCTGTAGCAACCACACCAACAAGGCTGGTGACAGCAACACCTACAATACCTACACTGCCTACAATGGCAGGACTGACAAGACTGACGACAACATGGTTGGCATCAGCTTCAATGATAACACCACTGTCTGAAGTGGCTACAGAGACAACACCGTCTGGAACGTAAGCAACATTGCTAACGCCATAGAAGGCAGCACCATATGTGCCTATGCCATATATCGCGCCAGTGCGTGTTGTTGTTGCCATTTAAGCAACCTTATGCCAAACGAATAATTGCGTTGCTTGCGTCTGCTGCTGGAAAAGAAACCACAAAGTCACCGTTCGTCGAAGTCTTGTCACCACCAAAAGAGATGACAGCAACAGCGTTGGTTGTGCTAGAGCCACCGTCAGTGGTGGTGTTGTAAATGAGAGCGCCAGCAGCAGTGATGGTAGCACTGGCCCATGTTGCATCGGCAAAGTCTACAAAGGCTGTAGTGCCCGATGATGTTGGGTCGATGTTGGTCAATGTCACACCACCAGCGGTGTAGCCTGTGCCAACAACTTCGTTGGTTGCGCTGTAGTCTGTGGTGGCTGCACCGAGTGTTGCAGACGATGTGTATAGAGCAATCTTAAATGTGTGACCGCTAGTGGCATTGAAGTCGTGCTTACGCTCCAACAATTCTTTCTTGAAGCTGGTGCAGAGTGCAGAGGTGATAGCCATAATATGTTCCTGTATATTTCAAACAACAAAAGGGAGAGCCTCGTGAAAGACCCCCCCCTCTTAGGTCAGCCTAAAAGATTAGGCCAGTTGATCGCGGTCAACAGCGTCAGTTGTAGGACGGCCATCAACGCTCACCAACACAGCCCACACACGCAACGAACCAGAGGTAGGGGCGGTAGTGGCAGCTTGGATCAGCAAGTCAATGGTGTCAGCAGTGCCGATCACAACAGGTTGGAAGGCGGCAGCGTTCTGAGCATAAGCACCAGCAGCAGCAGCGTCACCATCGAAGCCGTCAACGAACACGTCAGCGTCAACACCAGTGACACCCAAGTCCCAAGCATTGTCAGAAGACTCACCACCAGCAACGGTGATAACTTCAAAACCAGCATTCAAGATGACTGTGTTAGCAGGAACAGACAAGCACTCAATAACGTCAGCAGCAGCCAAGGCAGAACCTTTGGCAGTTGCAGCAGCAGCGAAGTCGATAACCTTATCAACAACATAAGGCACGGAACCAGCGGTGCGACCAGCGGAAGCGCCACCAGCAAGGGTAGTAATAGTAGCCATTTTAGATTTCCTTTAATGAGATATGATTGATGTAGAAACGGGGAAGCCTTTTGAGCCTCCCCTGTTTCATCAGGCAACGTTGTACAACGCAGTAACGATAGCCTCAGGACGCAAGATCTTACGACCATAGAGGTGCATACCACGCACGATGTCAGCAAAGCTGTCAGGATCGCGGTATGTCTCAGTCTTGTTGATCTGCTGAGCAGTTGCCACAGCAGCGTCTTGACCAGCAACAATCACACCAAAGTTGGTGGACTGGGCAGAAGTACCAGAAGTACCGGGGCCAGTGCCAATCTTAGGAGTGTTGTTAGACACATAGACACGGAAGCCGTGCAGGTTGTTGATGATCAAGCCATTTTGCAGACCGGAACCACCGAAGTCACCATTCAACAGACGGCTGTCTTCGTCTTTCAACATCTCAACGAACACAGGGTCAACGACCAACCAGCGACCTTGGGTGTCAACAAACTGCTGATCCAACAGACGACCCATACGGGCAATCACAGTCAGAGGAGACACAGTGGTTGTGGAAGCACCAGTAGCGCCGGGGAAACGTGGGGACAATGGAATAGAGTCACCAGTAGAACCAGCGCTAGTCAGGTTGCTGAAGTTGGGACGGCTCAACTTCATACTAGCCAACAGTTCGTCAGAGCCAGCAGTGGCGACAGCTTTAGTACCGGGGAAAGTGGTACGGGCTGTATCAGGATTGCTGTGCAAAGCAGACTGTGTGTAGCCGGACAAATAGCCGAGCACGTCTTGGTCATACTGGTCACGCAAGCGATAAGCAGCGCGGTCAGTAGCCATCTGCATGAAGTTCACATGTGAGTGAGCAGCTTCAATGTCGTCGATCTTGAAAGCGAAGTAGTTCGACTGATCAACCACCAAAGTGAAGTCCTCGTCGTCCAGATCTTGAGCAGTGATTTGAGTACCACGCTTATAAGACTGAACCGAAACTTCTGGCTCTTTGATGATCTTTACGCTATCGCCCATCTGAGCGATCTCACCGAAGAAGTCATTGTTGGTGATGTCTTCAACAACAGATGATTTGCGAAACGCGAGTTGTACTTTTTTGCTGTAAATTACAGCACTGAAATTACCATTGGGTAGGCTATTGTAACCTACGGCTGAGGGAAAGGCCATTATGATTCTCCTAGAAATATTGGCATATAATTAAATACACTCAACACAACTACAGAGGCTGGCTTCACTAGGTACATTATAATTCCGAAGTGCCCAACGGAAAATAACGGGCTAATAAAACATCAGGTATATCTGACAGTTTATTGTTTTGTGTTACTAAAAGACTCAACAATATAAACAGATCTTCTGAATATTCTTGCTTCATCTTATTGACAGCAGCACAGACGAGTTGAACATTACCAACGACATATCCATTACTGCTATCTATTCTGTCAAGGCTTACTGTATTAAACTGGTTGGCTGTTGCAAGCAGCGGCAGTTTTGTGTAAGCACATCGACCATCTTGCTTCTCCCAAATAATACTTAAATCATATGGGGTTAGCGAAAATTCTTTAGTTCTAAGCTTTGCTTTTGTACAAAGATTTTTCAGCCTTGACTGAATACTTCTCTCATGCAAAGGAACATATCCTATTTTATTCCTAACAGTTGTTTTCTTAGTGCATTCTTTACAATCATTACGTTGACCATAAAACTCATCTAACAACTTAACCTCGCCGCACACGCGACAAGTCTTCACAACATCATTCATTTCAATCCCTAACTAGATTTAGCAAAGGACTAGGCAGTGAGTTAGCACTGTCAGGGGAGCTACCCTTTTCGTCCTGTTAAAAGTTATACCAGACTTTTACAGCCTGTGTCAACTATTATCGTGCATTGCCGCTTAAATCGTACACAAACTTACCAGCAGCCATAGCAGCAGTGATGGCAGCTTCATTGGCTTCATACTGTCTACTAGACATCTTAGCCACTTGAGACTCATAAATCACGCCTTCGGTGTCTTGGCTGCTTGGGGCAGAGCGTTCGCTACGGGTACGGATACTTTGTGCAGCAGAAGTATCTTCCTTCTTCGGCTTCGCTTTACCAATGTTGCGATCAATCTTATACAGATCAATGGCACGAGCAGCAGCACGAGCATCTGCATCGTTCTCATATAAAGCCTGTTGCACCCATTTAGGTTGTTCTTCTGCCCAATTGTGGAAGTCATCGGTGTCTCGGATAGTGTCAAAGTCTGGATGAATCTTCATCAATTCAAGTTCAGCCTTCTCACGAGCAGTTAGCTTTTCTTGTTCATCCAAGGCTGCAAAGCGCTGCTCAATTGAAGCAGTTTGCTCTTTAGCTTTCTTGATGGCAATGGTTTCAACAATCTTTGCCACGTCAGGATAGGTTGCTGCCCATTTAGCCAAGTCTTCTTCGTTTGTTGGCAGCTTGATTTGTTGTTCTGTAGACTGTGTAAGCTGTTGCTTCAACTCATCAATTTGCTTTTGCAATGTAAGTTGTTGCTGCTGTGAATGACGACGAAGATCACCATAGCGTTTCTTAAAGCTCTTCTCTTCTGCTGACAAGTTGCTGTCGTCTTCTGTAACATCTTCAGTAGAGGAGGCAGGCTTCTCAACATTCTTCTCAGTGAGTTGTTTCAACTCTTCTTCTTCGCGTTCAATGCGGTCACGATTGGCATTGCGTTTACCGAACGGAGTAACCATTGTTGTCTGCGATTTTTGTTCCAAGACTACTTCAGTCATATTTACCTTTTAAGTTGGGGCTGCACTGTAGGAGACAATATGTCTCGGAGAGAGGTAGCCAATGATGGTGGGTATTGTTTAGTACCAGTCTGCCCACCACAGACTCTGGTATTCATATTGTATATTATTTACGACGACCTGCTAAACCTTTTGAATTGGATTTCTTTGGTTTAGAAACAAGACCGCCTTTGGCAAGTCCTTCACCTGCACCTATACCACCACCACCATCGCCAGCACCTACACCACCACCGCCGCCGTCACCAGTACCTGCACCAGTACCATCAGTTCCTGTGTCGGTTCCTGATGTACCGAATCCAAGTCCACCAGTATTACCACTACTAACACCATCAGTTCCTGTGTCGGTTCCAGTTGTGCCAAATCCAAGCGAACCAATATTACCAACACCCGGACCTTCAGCACCAACAGCATCAGCAGCGGCTAAACCTTGAGCAGTAGATGCTGCTTCAGCACTCATTTGAGAACTGGTTGTACCAAAAGTAGCCATATCAAAAGCATCGGTGATAGACTGATTAGATACCGTAGAAATATTACCGCTTTGATCAGACACGAGGCCAAGTTGTCCACCAAGAGTGTCTTGACTTAGAGCAGCATCGGCCTTACCCAAAGCATCAAGCTGCGCATCATTCATGGCTTTTCCTAAAGCATTACTAATAGTAGAAGCAGGAACACCTGTTATAGCAGATAGTGCTTTACCTGCTAAACTTTGACCAAACGCCATAGCCGCTAACCCCGCAGAGATTGAAGAATTACTAACACCTTGACCACCACCTTTGGCTGAACCATCTGTATTTGAACCGCCTCCACTGCCTCCACCACCACTACCACCATCACCATATCCACCACCAGTATCACCACCTGATGTAGTAGGTGTAGTTTCAGTAGTCGGTGTCGTGCCAGTATCACCAGCTTTCTTTACTTTGTAACCAGCAGGAATAGACAACTGAGCTACACCATTAATGAATGGAATGTAGATGGTTTGACCAGCATCATTGGTCATCGGCACCATTTCAAAACCCTTGATGGGAGCGTCACGATATAGTTCTTGGTTCTCTGGTACAACATAACCACCGTCAGCATATTCACGCTCTTCTTCACCGCCTTCTTCACCCATGATGGAATCAATCTCAGAAGAGAATGTTTCATCGTCCATCTCTTCTTCTTCTCCATACAAGGCTTCACCGTCTTCCACTTCTTCGGCATTACCCATCTGACCAATTTCATTCATGCGTTCTAAGCCCTTCTTGGCCTTGTCACGCATCATCATCAGCTTTTCCAAACCATAGAAACGTACAACATCAGCAGGAAAAACAAACTCGCCTTCGCTGAGCTTGGCATCAATGTCATCCCTGACTTCTTCTTGCATTGCACCGGGTGGTACATCATTACCAGAGACAGGATCGACTGTGCCACCCTCTTGCATTACGCCGCCTTCGGCAAACAACTTATTCATTTCAGTTTGCATGATTGATTTCATCTTTCAAATACTT